TTTAAAGTCTTTGTAAAGTGTGACGGGAAAGTTAAGAAAATTAACTTTGGTGATAAAAATATGACAATTAAGTCACACATCAAAGCCAACAAAAAAAGTTATTGTGCACGGAGCGGTGGTATTAAAGGAGCAAGTGACAGATGTTCTGCTAATTACTGGTCACGTAGACAATGGAAATGTGGAGATGCGTAATGGCAAATAAAACAGTAGATGCACCCGATGGATTTCATTGGATGAAAGATGGAAAAGGTTACAAACTTATGAAGGGCGATTATGCACCGCACCCAGGAGCGGTTAAAAAAGCGTCTTTTTCCGTGCAAAAACGACATAAAGGCGGAAAGAAAAAAGCATGACTAAGCCAACTGTAACCAAAGTAGCGTCTAAACTGGAAACACATGAAGCTGTGTGTGCAGAACGTTGGAAAGAAACAATACTAAGGATAAAACGCTTAGAACATATAATGATAGGCGCAGCAGGAACAATTATTGTAATGTTAATAACTATGCTATGGAGAACACAATGAAAAGACCTAAAGGATTAGCCGGTCAAATGGCGGAACAAATGTATATTCCTAAGAACGCTGCTAAAGGAATGTTAGCAAAAGCTAAGAAAATGAACGATCGCGATGGTTTTATGGGCGGTGGTGCAGCGCATAGCAGCGGAGTACGACGTTTACAACAATCTAAAATGAATATGGCCGGAGGTGGCGTAGCCATTAAAGGTTTTACATTTAAGGGGATATTCTAATGTCAATGAAAAACAAAAAAGATGAGGCAGCTGCTCGTGACGCCTTCTATGATCCAAAAGGCGGAACAGATTATTCGGCTACTATGTCCTTTGAGCAATTTTATAAAAAGATATGGCCAAATTTTGCTCAGGGCGGCGTAAGTTTAGATTTTGAAGAAGCAAACGTAAGAGATAGTATGTTTACAGGTGGAGCAGCTATACGAGGACGTAATTTTAGCGGAAACTATTAACCAAGGAGAAGAATAATGAAGATGAAGAAATACAATAAAGGAGGCCAAGGTTATGCAGACCGAGAAGACGAATCTTTAGGAATGCGTACTGGGGCTGAAAGAACAAAACGCCAAAGCATGAGAGATCGTCGCGATGAGTCTTACGGTGCTTTTGGAAAAAGACCAAATCAAAGAATTAATCGTGACGTTGGTGGCGGAGCTAAATCTATTTCAGATAAAGATGCTATGGAAATGGCAAATGAAGCTATGATGATGACTGCTGCTGAAGGAACGAACTCTATTTCAGATAGGGATGTAAAATTTCTAGATGAGATAGTTAAAGGTAAAGCTAAAGGTAAGACTTCCGACGAAAAAAAGAATAAAAAACCTAAAAGTGAACTACCTGAGTACAGAAGAAATATGGGCGGTACTATAAAAAATTATAGACATGGTGGTGTTGACATTGAGTTTAGGGATGAAGAAGGTAGCCGTTTAAGTATTTCTATGGAAAGACAAGAAGACGCAGGCTATTCTCCATCCGAAGCCGACTTTGACAAGCAACATTCCTTAGCAGAAGAAGGTATTATGGAAGTAGGAGCAGACGTTAAAATCATACAAGGTTATAACTCTCCTTCTTCATTAGGTGAAACGGACACAGTTCGTGGCACAGGAGCGATGGTAAAAGGAACGAAGTTTAGAGGATCTTTTTAGTGGATCCATTGAATTTTGCGTATGCTATTCTTAAAGCGTTACAAGAAAGAATAGCATTAACAGAACAGGCCATACTCGCTGGTAGTCCTAAAACTATGGAGGACTACCGCCAACTGGCAGGCGAGTTAAAAGGTTTGCAATTTGCGGAGCAAGAAGTTAAAGATGCTCTGGATAAAAACGAGAAAGAAGAAAGTTAATGAAAGGTAAAAACTATGTCGAAAACACTTTATGTGCCCGATCACGTTGCGAAAGCAAAAAAGAAAACTGAGAAGATTAATGTCGAACCACTTTATAAACCGCAAGACACGAAAGTTCTTGATCCGAGTTTAATAGAGAAAAACCTCAAGGAAAGACTTCCTCAACCCACAGGATGGCGTATTTTAGTCATGCCTTATATGGGGAAAGCTACAACAGACTCAGGAATTTATATTCCCGATGCTGTACGAGAACGTGAGCAATTGGCAACCGTCGTTGCTTATGTATTAAAAATAGGACCTTTAGCTTATAAAGATCCTGCAAAGTTTGGATCAGGCGAATCTGCTTGGTGCAAAGAAGGTCAATGGGTTTGTATTGGCCGATACGCTGGAGCGCGTTTTAAAATAGATGGTGGAGAAGTTCGTATTCTTAATGATGACGAAGTGATCGCTACAATTTTAGAACCTGATGATGTTAAACATATATAGAAAGTAGAAAGTTATTAAAGGAGCAATGAAATGGCAGACGAAAAACTAGACGTTGGTGAAGCGGAAGAAGAAGCCGTGGAAGTAGACGTAAATCCTGACGCTAAACAAATTAAAAGCGAAACGGAACCACCTAAAGAAACGGAAATAATAGAAGAAAAAGAAGAAAAAAAAGACGAGCTTGAAGACTACAGTGCTGGAGTTAAATCCCGTATTGATAAACTTACGAAACGTATGCGCGAAGAAGAACGCCAAAAACAATCGGCGGTGGAATTTGCAGAAAACGTTAAGAAAGAAAATGAGTCTTTAAAAAATCGTTTACAAAATTTAGATAAAGGCTATCAAGAAGAATTTGGAGGACGGATAGAGTCTCAGCTTAATAGCGCAAAACGTGCTTTGAAAGATGCACATGAGTCCGGAGATAGTGACAGACTTATAGAAGCGCAAGAAGCTTTGGCAACTTTAACAGTTGAAAAAACAAAGTTAAAGAAACCTGTAGGAGCAATCGATCCGGCACCTCAAATCCAACAACCTGTACCTCAACAAATGCAGCAGCCACAACAAACGCAACAGCCGCCAGATCCAAAAGCGGAAGCGTGGGCTAACAAAAATGAGTGGTTTGGTCAAGACGAAGTTATGACATATGCCTCATTTGGCATTCATAGACGGTTAATTGAGGATGAAGGGTTTGACCCATCAAGTGAAGAGTATTATGCTGAACTCGATAAAAGATTAGCGTCTGAGTTTCCTCATAAGTTGGGAACACAGGCTACTAACGGAGGAAGTCGTAAAGTTGCGTCTGCCGAGACTTCCAAATCCCGCAATAAAGGTGGACGAAAAAGTGTGCGGTTGTCGCCCTCACAAGTAGCAATAGCAAAAAAATTAGGCGTACCGTTAGAAGAATACGCAAAATATGTGAAGGAGTAAAAATATGACAAACGAAAAAACGGAGAACACAACTCCCCAAAGTAATACGAGAATATCACGTGCTCAAGACACTCGCGAAAAAAATGCACGCAGAGGGCCCTGGAAGCCACCATCAGCTTTAGAAGCACCGGAACCACCAGAAGGTTATGTTCATAGGTGGATTCGTGCCGAAGTTATGGGTTTTGACGATCGTAAAAATGTTTCAGCCATGTCACGAGAAGGTTGGGAATTAGTACGAGGCGACGAATATCCAGATTTTGACGCTCCAACAATAGACGATGGCAAACATGCCGGAGTTATTGGAGTAGGTGGATTATTACTTGGCAGGTTACCCATTGAAATCGCACAACAGCGAGATGACTATTATCGGGCACGAACCCGCGATCAAATGGCAGCTGTTGACAATGAGTTAGCTCGTTCTCAGCATCCTGCAATGGCTATTCATAAGCCAGAAAGAGAAACTCGTGTAACATTTGGAGGTTCTCGCAAAAGTGAGGACTAGTTTTTTAACCGTATTATAGAAGAGGATATTTTATAATGGCAAATATTAATGGAGCTTTTGGACTTAGACCTTTAAAACAGCTCGGTCAAAGTGCAAATACTACAGGTGCCACAGAATATAGAATCGCCTATGACAATTCAAACGTACTATACAGAGGACAACCTGTTATTCCTACAGCTGCTGGAGTTATTGATGACTTACAAGCTGCTGCAGGCGGAACAGTCTCTATAGTAGGTGTGTTTTGGGGGTGTGAATATGTTTCTAGCACAACAGGTAAAACTACCTGGAGCAATTATTGGCCTGGATCTGGAGCGGATAGTAACCACCCAGTAAAGGCTTTCGTGTACGACGATCCTAATCAACTATTTGTGGTGGCAACTGGTGATAACACTGGTGCTGCAACAGAAGCTTTAGTAAGAGCTGATGTTTTTGCAAATTGTGCACTTAAAAATGGTAACAGTGGTTCTACAACTACTGGTATTTCTTCAGCTACAGCTGATTTAAACACAGCAGCAGCAACGAATACCCTTGCTTTACGTATTGTAGGTGTTGAAGATGACCCTGCAAATGCAGATTTTACTGCTTTGGGTATAGGATTAATTGTACGTATTAATAACCACTTTAACGCACCTACTGGATCTATCGTCCAAGGTACCGTTTCAACAACTGGCGTATAGGAAGGACTTGAAATATGGCAATATCTAGAGCACAGCTCGCTAAAGAGCTAGAACCTGGACTCAACGCCCTTTTTGGTCTTGAGTATAACAGGTATGAAAACGAAGCGGCAGAAATCTTTGATACAGAATCATCAGAAAGAGCATTCGAAGAAGAAGTAATGCTATCTGGTTTTGGCGCAGCACCCGTTAAAAGCGAGGGCGGTGCAGTATCATTTGACGATGCACAAGAAGCTTATACCGCAAGGTATAATAACGAAACAATTGCATTAGCTTTCTCAATAACAGAAGAAGCGATCGAAGATAATCTTTATGATCGTCTAGCTTCTCGTTATACAAAAGCTTTAGCAAGAAGTATGGCGCACACTAAACAGGTTAAAGGTGCAACTATATTAAACGACGCTTTCACAGCTACTATAACAGGTGGTGATGGTGTAAGTTTAGTTAATACAGCTCACCCATTAGTAACTGGTAGTACATTTGCTAATAGACCTACAACAGCTGCTGACCTTAACGAAACTAGTCTTGAAAATGCTTTAATAGACATAGGCGGTTACGTTGACGAACGCGGTTTAAAAGTGTCCGTACAAGGTACTAAATTGATAGTTCCATCCAACTTACAGTTCGTAGCTGATAGACTTCTTGAGTCTACATTACGTCCTGGGACTGCTGATAACGATGTTAACGCTATGAGAAACATGGGAATGCTTCCACAGGGTTACACAGTTAATCACTTCTTAAACGATGCTAACGCATGGTTTGTGAAAACAGACGCTCCACGTGGATTTATTCACTTTGAACGTTTAAGCATGTCTACTAAGATGGAAGGCGATTTCGATACAGGCAACGTAAGATTTAAAGCCCGTGAGCGTTACAGCTACGGTTACTCAGATCCACGTTGTGTTTATGGATCTCCAGGAACATCATAAGACAAATTGAGTGGGGGGAACGTTCCCCCCACTTTCTAGGTAATATATAACTTTTAGCGACTGACCTAGCAGATACTCATAAGACGCTAAAATAAACCCTTTATGAGGAGGTAAATATGGCTAACACAACTTTTGCAAGTAATGTTCGTTCAAATGGCGGTGACAATAAAAGAGAAACTTATTGTGGCGGCATGATGATGATGGCTCAATTTTATTTAGTACCAACTGTAGCAGCAGGAACAGATGTTCAAGTATCAGCAACCGATACAAGAAAAGTAGTTCTTCCTAAAAATGCAGTAGTATTAGGTATTAGTTTTAATGGTGACGCAACTGGCGGAACTAACCCTACATTAGATATGGGTTATACTGACTATGATGGTGGCACAACTTTTGTTAACACAGATGGATATTTAGATGCGGCGGACGCAGACTCAGGAGCAGTACTAACTATCTGGGGCGGTGATAGCACTGCTGGTGTTGACTTAGGAGATGTAGGCGTACCAGCTACAGAAAGAATTAAAGTTGTAGGTGGACACGGTGGTTCTGCTCCTACTGGAGGAACAATCACAGGCGTTATTTACTATTATGTAAAAGACGACGGTAAAGAGTCTACTTAATTAATTAATGGAGCTTCTTCGGAAGCTCCTTTTTTAGGAGAAAAATAATGGCTGATGTAAACACCAATACTGTTATTATGGATGGCCCTCAGAAGTATGTTGCTTCTTTTGTTCACACATATGTCGATACCGGTGAAAGTACACCTGTTAAAAAAATAGATGTTTCAACACTTTCTAAAAACCCTGTTAACGGAAACGATTGCATAGGAGTACGCATTAATAAAATTTGGTATTCTAATATAGGCTTAAACGTTATTATTAATTGGTATGCAACTACACAAGTTATGGCAATTCAACTTCCAGAAGATTACAGTGACAATTTAGAATTTTCTAGTTTTAGCGGACTTCCTAATCCTACTACTTTTGGTACAGGCGGAGCTAATGGCGATGTATATTTTGGAACGAAAAATGAAGGAGCTAATGATTCCTATACTATTATACTAGAATGTATTAAGATTTACGGTAATACATAGGAGGTTTTTATGAGATATAATTCAGTAGTTAACGTTTCAGCAAGAAATGCAAATAAAAACGAAATATCTTTTAACGATAAATCATCCGCTTATATGTCTGGCGGAGCTGCTAAAAAGAAATATAAAAAAGGCGGTGCCGGACTTTATGCCAATATTCATGCTAAAAGACAAAGAATTGCGGAGGGTTCAGGAGAAAAAATGCGTAAACCAGGAGATAAAGGAGCTCCTGAAAAAGGTATTTTTGAAAAAATAGCGAGAGGATAAACATATGGCTACTTCAGGAACTGTAGATTTTAATCTAAGTATAGCAGAAATTATTGAAGAAGCTTATGAACGTTGCGGTTTAGAATTACGTACAGGTTATGACGCTAAAACAGCACGTCGTTCTTTAAATCTTTTGTTTTCAGATTGGGCTAATCGTGGTTTAAATCTTTGGGT